CAATCAATGGCAAGGTGTGCTGAGCCACGAACGGAATGGCGAAGACTTCAGCAACCCCAGCAGGCGCACGCACAGGGCGGCCAATCTCGGGGTTGTAGAAGTCCTCGATGTTCACCCGTGAATCACTGTCGTCAACCCGGATCATTGGGTTGTTCGCCATGTACACGTTGTCGAACACCTGGCGCTTGAGGGTGGACAGCGTTTCCTGTGCATCGCAGGCATCATCAGCCGGACACCGACCCATGAACTCGTGGGGCTGCACGTTGGGCGTCCAGGCGCTCAGGTTGATCTCGTCAACAATCTCGTTTTCCAAGATCACATCACCAGCGCGAACGATTCGGCGAAGCTCAACAATGCCGTCACCGTCGAAGTCCATTTCGCGCCAGTGCGTGCGAAGCTCGACCGTACCCATGATGTCGCTCATGGCATCGTCTGCGCGGCGTTGCACTTGGTTGTCGCTGAACGTGCGCGAGAACTGCAAGCCCTCGACAATTTCAGCGTCATAGCCGCACTTGATCAGCTCATCCTTAGTCTTGTCGCAGCGCCAAATCACAACCGGCGCCTTTTGGATGTCCTGTGATCGTGCGCGGCCACTCACCATGATTTCCTCGGGGGGAACCGACTCAACAACCGCTTGCCCCTTCTCCTTGACGATGTTCAATGTGATGTCAAGCGTGCCGTCTTCGTTCTGTGTCTGGCTCACGATCTGAGCCTCTGGCATGTCCATCGCCAGGATGTACAGCCCTTCAGGGCTCATGCGCTGATAGCGCTCCTGCGTCATGCGGCGCGTCTTCTCCCATCGCCACGTCAGAAAGCCAGCCTTGAGCCACACGCCGTCCTTGATAGCCTCGACCAAGTTCAAGAACCCGCCGTTCTGCACATAGAACACGTAGTTCACCAGCGTGTTTTGCTGCTTGGCCTGCTCGATGGATTCGCGCTTTTTGGGCGTGAACTCAATGGCTTTGTCTGTGCTGACGTAGATGTCTGCAATGGCCGTGCTGATGCCCTCGACCACCTTGTACACCTCGGGGCTGATCACCTTGGATCGACCGGGGCGCTCGTCACCCATGGGGCGGCGAAGGTAGTAGTCAAGCGCCTTCGCACGCTCAGGGCCGATCACCTCATCGGTGTAGTGTTGCGCGTCCGCATAGTCGTCATCCAGCAGGCGCAGCAGTTCGGCGTCGTCCATGGCTTCAGGCACTGAAAACCTCGATGGTGTCGCCGTTGCGTGCAATCGTGAACAAGCGACCGTCTGCGGCCTTGACATCGCAGCCGCTCAACGTGAATAAGCAGCCAAGCTCAGACTGAAGGCGCATCTTCAGATCGGCTGGGAACTGCTCACCGAATGCCACCTCACCAGCGGCTAGCGCCTCAGGCAGCGCAAATGAAAAAACCGGCGCTGATTGCTCAGTCACCGGCTCTTGCTTTGCGGGCCTGCCGCGTTTCTTCGGCTCTTGCGTGTCGTTCATCGAATCCATGATGTGTTTGTCCTTGGTTGCTCTCTGCGCTTATTCACAACAGCGAATCGCTTCATCATGTTTGCGTACCGAGTCGCAGACATCAGGTCATCGTCGAGCTTGACGATCTTCCCGTCCTTGCGGTGGTACATGCGGAACTCTTCAAACCAGTCATTCAGGTGGCTGAAAACCTTGAACCGCCCTGTTTGCATGCGGTCCAGCAAATCAAGCACACCAGCCTCAACACCATTGCCGCCTGAGCCTTCGGGCTCGCCATCGGTCGGCGGGTGCGTTGCCTTGTCCTTCAGCATGTTCAAGCCCTGCGCCGCGTACTGATCGCGCAATGCAACTCCTGAACCCTTGTCGTGCTGCAAACCATCGTGAGGCCACGCCCACGGCAACCATTCGCCCCACGGTTTGACCGTCGATGCAAACAGCAAAGGTGTCTGCTCTTTCTGACGATGGCAAGCCGTCACGTAGATGATGTCCGCGTCTCGATCCCACGCAAGGCGGGCTGCTGCACTTGGGTGATCCCACCCGAAGTCAATGCCCGCGATCTGAACCCAATGAGATGGGATGTCGAAAGCGTCGATCTTGATTAGCTCGTCAGCAATCGGGTAAATGCGACCGCTGCCCAGCGTTGGAATGCCCTTTGTCCGCGCTTCACGCTCATGAGCCGGGTAACTGGCAATGATTGCCGCCCGCTGCTCTGGCGTGTAGTGCTCTGCATCTTCAATGGTCATGGATGTGACGCAAGAGCCCGGAGTCTTGTCGATCAGGAACCTCTTAACCACATCGCTCATTCCCTTCAGGGGTGTGAACGTCATGTAGACGATGCCGTTTGTCGCGTTGGTCCGGGTCAAAGACTCGGTGTAGATGTCCGCGTCCGGCTCTTCGTCAAGCCACACAAAGTCAAGCGTCTCAGCCTGGAACTTCTCCCGGCCTTGGTCATAGCTCTTGAAACCAAGCAGGCTTTCACCCGCCTGCACATCACCGCCGCCACCATGGCGAATCACAAGCGTGTCGATTGCGTCAGCAACCCCACGCTTCATGGCCTTGTCTTTGATCGCCCCTTTCGGGATCGCTCCCGTCCCAATGGCGTTGATCCGACCGCACAAAACACGCTGAACAGAGTCCCGCGTCACCTCACTGGTCACACCAGCAGCCCAACCGGCTACAGCCTTGTCAAACGTGCGGCCCTGCCACCAGTCCGGGTAACGACCCGTCAGGTGCATGGAGGTCTCGAAACCTGCGCTCCACGTCTTGCCCAACTGGTTGCCAGCCATCAGCAAACGCTCACGGAACAAGCGCCCGTTTGCGTGGAACTCCTTTTGCTTTTCGTAAGCGCGGTAGTCCCTCAGCTTGTTCTCAACCTTCCGCTTCGTCTTCTCTTCCAGCAGAGCCAGAAACAGCAATTTGTCCGCTCTGCTCAAGGAGTCGAGCGAGCTTTGCGTCAATTTGAGCCTCCGTCAGGTCTGTGATGGTTGATTCCTGCTTGATTTCCAGCTTGTCGCCGTACTTGTGCGCGGCCAACTTTGAAAGCAGCCACTTGCGTGAATCAACCCTTAAACGAAGCTGAGCGACAGCCGCAGCATCAAGCGAGCCGCCTGCGGTCCTCGGAACAAGCTCAGAGGCAATGCTCTCGATTTCCTCGGCGCGGACATCAATCCCGGCATCTCTCGCGTGCGCGTATCTGTCAGAAAGCTCTTTTGTCGCTGTCAGCGCAGCCAAAAGGGTCGTGCGCTTGACATCAAGTTCAGCGGCAACATCTGTCAGCGTCTCACCCTCCGCAAGCATCTCTAGTGCTTGGGTGATGTGCTGTTCAGTGATCGCGGCCATGGCTGAGATTCCTCGCGGATTGTCTCGGTGTTGGTGCTGGGCGCATGCCCTTGTGCAGAAGGAGCAAGGGAGGAAGGACAGGCCCAGCGTGGAAAAGCAAAAAGCCCCGGGCATTGCTGCTGCGGGGCTTGAGTCTGGAACCGTTTGGGCACGGCTCCGCGACGGAAACCAATTTACGCTTTGTCGCGCACCTTGTCAAGCATCACATCAACCCCGCCGCCTGCAACCTGCGTGCGAGCTGGTTTCGCGCCTCTTGGCGGATCACTGAGCGCTCTACGGGGCAAAGTGGAAGGCGGGCGCTGATCCACACGCGCACCCCTGTGGAGATGTTGCGGCCCTCGATGCGCAGGCATGTCCGGTGCGGGTCTGCCATCTGGTCAACGACAGCAGACACAGCCGCGCCCAACTCCGCATCGCGGTCTGAGTCGCTGGCCCCGTTGTCGTGGTCGTACTGTCTGGATGCTCGGTAGAGGCTACAGCCGGGGGCGTTGGATGGGTAGCCCTGCCCTACTCTCTCGGCTGATGCGTACTCATGCATGAGGCGCAGGAGGCTGTCTAGGGTGGCATCTAGGATTTGCTCGGCTTGGTGCATGTGTCTCCTTCAGATAGCCAACATCTCAACGCGCCCCAGCTCGTCGGCTAGGGCTTTGAACTCTTTTTCGATCCGCTGGTAGTCTTCCCGCGTCCACTTCGGGAGTGAGTGGGGGCCTTCCAGCGATTCGACTTTTTGGGCGCCGATCAATGACACGAGATTGACCCGGTACATGGATGCGTTACCCGACTTGTGGTGGTTGCAGGGGATGCACTGGATGTGCAGGTTGTCCAGGTGGTAGCGAAGCTCAGGGCGTGCGCCTCTGCTCAGGTAGTGGCCTGCCTGGTAGTTTTCCTGCCAAGGGTTGCCGCATGAGATGCAGGGGTTGCCGCGCTCTTTGAGCCGCACGTAGCGGTTGACCTCGCGCTGGGCTTTGTCTGCGAAGTAGCTCAGGGGCTTCAGTGCTTGGAGCTTGGCCCTGTCCTGCTTTCGCTCGGCCTTTGCGCTTTCCTCTGCCTCTTTGGCCTTCTTGGCTTTGACCTGAGCAGCAGCACAGCCGGGTGAGCAGACGCATTGCATCGGGCGGGCGGGAAAGAACGAAGCGCGGCATGCCTTGCACTTCTTGGCCTTGACTCGGGTGATGGGGGTCATGCAGGCACCCCCCCGCCGAAATACTTCATGGGCTGCGGGATCAGGTCAGCGGCTGAGACTGTGCGGATGCTCGAGAACCAGTATTCGTCCCACTCGCCTACACGCACGGTTTCGCCGCTGTCTAAGGCGATAACGCGCACGCCTTGAAGGC